AAGTGAATGATGAAATGCTAGACCGTTCTATTCTTCAACAACGTGGACAAAATGTTTTAACTTCTGAAGAGACTAAATTCTTTAATGCAGCAGTTTTAGATGGTGGATTCAAAGACGATACGATTCTTCCAGAAACAACACAAGAACGTGTATTTGAGGATTTAGTAAAGACTCATCCACTTCTTGATGTTTTAGGATTGCAAGATTTAGGAGCAGTTACGAAATTCATTTATTCGGATGCTACTAAAGCCTACGCATGGAAAGAAATTTTCGGTGATATTTCAGGACAAGTTAATGCTGCATTCCGTTCAGAAAAAATTGGACAACTTAAATTAACAGCGTTCGCAGTTATTCCGAACGATATGTTGGAACTTGGTCCAGTTTGGATTGAGCGTTATGTTCGTACTTTGCTAGTTGAATCTTATTCAGTTGGTCTTGAATATGGATTTGTAAATGGCCGTGGATCTACTCAAAGCGAGCCAGTTGGATTATTGAAAGATGTAAATGTTGATACTGGCGCAATTACGAACAAAACATCTTCCGGTACATTAACATTTGCACCATCACAATATGGAGAAACTATTGCTGGGGAACTTTACAACGTAGTGAAAGCTCTATCAACAAACGCTAAAGATGAGTCTCGTAAAATTGGCGGAAAAGTTGTTATGGTTGTGAATCCTATTGATGCAATTGGTGTTCAATTCCGTAATACTATTCAAACATCCAATGGTCAATGGGTAACTGCTTTACCTTATAACATTCAAGTTGTAGAATCTGAAGAAATTCCAGTAGGAAAAGCATTATTCTTTGTTAAAGGTGAATATATCGCAGTTATTGCCGGTGGTTACAAATTGAAGAAATTCGATCAAACTTTCGCTATGGAAGATGCAACACTTTATACAATCAAACAGTTTGCTAATGGTAAACCAAAGGATAATAAAGCTGCATTGGTTTATGACTTAGATATTAATTTCAGCCCTACACCAGAAGTATAAAATCGAAAGGAGTAGATGATGATGGCATACAAAGTAATTAATAAATTCATTGATTCAGAGGATAACAACACTCTTTACAAAGTAGGTGATGAGTTTCCGAAAGGAGACCATAAACCTACCAAAAAGCGTATTGACGAATTATCCAAAGTTCATCCGAAATATAAGTTGGCTTTTCTTGAAGAAAAGGAATCACCAAAGGATAAAAAGAAAACACAATCTGCAAAGGATTGATGTAAATGAACATCACAATGGAAAGTATTACACCGGAAATCTTAATGGAATTTAAAGATAGGATGCGTTTGGGTGACGATGAAGATAACAACCTAAAACGTATCCTTTTATCGTCCCTACAAGCTTTAATTAGAGATTGTGGGGATTATGATATCCAAACTGACGAGACGTTTAAAGAACTTGTTTTTGAGCGTTCTCGTTATGCTTATAATGATTCATTGGAATACTTCAATGATAATTTTCTAAGTATGATTAATAGTTTAGGAATCGCTAAAGCTTTGGATGAAATAGCATTAGAAGGTGATGTAAATGCAGAAGTTTAAATACAAACCTAAAGTAAATACGGGTAACTTACGACATCGAATCACCTTTCTAAAGCCACCCGGTGAAATAGTAAACGGTTGGCCATCCAAAGAATGGTCGGAGTATGTGACGGTGTGGGCTGAAATTAAAACTTTACGAGGTGCCCGTTTATTTGAGGCTGCAGCTGTTCAAATGCAAGATATGAAAACTTTTGGTTGTCGTTATAGAGAAGATTTAAATGACACTATGCGTATCCGTCATAAAGGACATGATTACGATATAACCTCTATGACCAATGACGATGAAAGAGATGAGTATTTCACCATTCTCGTTCGGGAGGTGCTTTGATTGGAATTACAATTAACGGGTTTGGAAGAAACACTTCAAAATTTAAGTAGCTTAAATATATCGGAGCAACTAGAAAATAAAGCATTAAGCAAAGCCGGTAAAATAACTCAAAAAGCAATTATTGCTGAAGCTAATTTCGGTGATCGCTCTGATGGAGTAATCAAGGAGAATATTAAACTGAAGCGTCCAAAAGACGGTGAGGTTGTCATCCACACTGGACGAGCCTATCATTCTCATATTCTTGAGTTTGGCCGAAGTGCAGGTTCCACAATAACCAAAGGCGGTAAGAAAGTTACTTGGGGGAAAATTAATCCTAATCCATTTTTCTCTCGTGGATATGAACAAAGTAAATCGGAATCTATGAATGCGATAATTGAAGAAATTCAAGGAGCGCTAGGTCTATGAGAGATATAGTTGATTTGGTGTCATCCACACTTACAAGCATTGGTGTTAAATCTGCTTTTCAATCATATCCATCAGGACAAAACGGTTTGCCTGCAGAGTATGTTACTTTTTTGGAATATACTTCAAATCCTTCATTAGAAGCCGCTGACGAGGAAATAGAAACCGAGAGATTAATACAAGTAAATGTATGGTCCAAGGGAAACTATCATCAACTTGTGGAGGGCATACGGCAGAAATTAGAAGAAGTAGGATTTCAAAGAACATCAGAATTTGATGCACCATATACAGATGGCGATTCGCACTTTAATAAAGTGTTGCGATTCGCTTTTTTTGATGAATATTAAAAAACACTAGGAGGAATTACAAATATGGCGATTCAAGAAAAAGTACAAAAGGTAAGTTTAAAAAGATTGCATTATGCAGTTATGACAAGTGAAACAACTGAAGAACATGGTGAAGTAAAAACACTCACGATGCCAATCGAATTAACATTAACCCCTAACTTTTCAGAAGGCACATTCGACGCAGGTGACCGAGTAGTTGCTAATGAGGTTCAACTGGATACAAACACTATCGCTGGACAGGTTGCCGACCTACCAACCGAAGTACAATCTGATTGGTACGGTCACCAATTATCTGACGACAAAGGTTTAATCATGAATTCGAATGATGAACCAAACTATTTAGCAGTGGGATTTGAAAGCGGTTCTAAACTTGTATGGTTATACAAAGCAAAATTCAAGCCATCGGAAGAATCGAATGCTACGAAGAAAAAAGGTGAAACAGCATTCAAGCAATCTGGATTTACAGGAGAGGCTATCCCTCTTGAGGATGGAACTTTGAAATACACTGTACGAACTGACGATCCAGGAGTTACAGAAACCGCAACTACATTCTTTGCAACTGTTAAAAAACCAACTGTTACACCAACACCATAATTCGAGAGGGGTCTAGTACCTCTCTTTTTTATTTATCAATAAACGAAATGAGGAATCATACATGAAAATAGTATTGCGCGTGGACGGCCAAGACAAAACATATAAAAAAGAGTTTGTGGAAGGAATCGTATTTCGGAAGGCGCTTGAATTAAATAAGAAAATTCGAGAATCAGGAAATATCGGAGAAGTAGAAACTTACGATGAGTATATTGATTTTATTGTATTTGCTTTTGGAAATCAATTCACATCTGAGGATGCATGGAATGGATTAAGTGTTACACAAATTCAATCGGAGCCAACTCGTATATTTAACGAGGTATTAGGTCTAGGGGGATTAGTTACTCAACCAGCTGAAGGTGACGAAGAGGGAAACGAAACGGGGAAGTAACGGTTTTCGATTCTTATGAATGGATAAAAAGTTGGTACCGAGAGCGAATGCAAGAAGGATATAAACTCCATGAAATAGATCAAATGGATATTAGATTTTTCCTTGAATTACACATGATTGAAACGGAATATGTCACAGCTGATGAATTGTCATGGCTGTGATTTTTTGTGTTCAAAAATAGGGCAGTGACTGAAAGACGGTGAGAATATGACAACAGAAATTGGCAGTTTAGCAGTTTCCCTTTCCATGGATGCATCAAATTTCAATGGATCCATTAATCAAATGAATAGACATCTTAGTTCTATGGGTTCTGAATTAAGAGCAGCAAAAGCATTAGGCGCAGATTATGGGAAGTCAGTCGAAGGATTAACATCTAAAAAAGAAATATTAACAAGATCAGTTGCTACTTCCTCAGTTAAATTAACCGAAGAACGTCGTAAGTATGATGAACTCGTAGCGAGTGGTACAGCGAATGAAGCGACTCTAGAACGTCAAGCTAGACGTGTAAATGAAGCACAAACCCAATATAACCGCCTAACCACAGAATTAAATGAAGTTACGGAAGAATTACGCATTCAATCATCTGCATGGACTCAAGCCGGGGAACGTATGGAAGCAGTCGGCAAAAAAATGAAAGCTATTGGCGACGGTATGACTAATGTAGGTAAGAAAATGTCCATGGCTATAACAGCACCAATTGTTGCTGCAGGTACTGCATCGGTTAAAATGGCAGC